TTGCCCCAGGCCGTTGATCCCGGCGTAGTCGATCGCCAGGGCCAGCACGGTGGCCAGGTCGTTGCGGACGAAGGCCTCGACATCGAGCGATGACTGGATGAGGAGCTTCCGGGAGATGTCCGTGTACGTCCCGACCGTCCGGGGCGACAGGGCGACCTGCCCGAAGGTCTGCTGGCTTTCGGTCACGTCGGCGTTCTCGCCGACCCAGTAGGCGCTCGCGCCGCCCGTCTGCTTCGGGATGGCGATGTCGCCCACGAGGCCCCCGAGGACCTGGGCCCCGAGGCGGCGGAGGAGCATCTTGTTCCGGAGCAGCTCGATGAAGGAAGCCGCCAGAAGTTCCGTCGCCACGGTGTAGCCGCCGGCCGAGGGCGTGCCCTTCGTCAGGTCGCGCCTTTCCATGAGGACGTCATAGGGAACGAAGAACCCCTGCGGAGATTTGTGCAGGCGCTTGGCCACGGCTTCCGAGCATTCGAACTCGAAGGCGGCCAGGCCGCGGTTGCCTTCGGCCATGGCGCGGATCGCCCGCACGATCGAGAACTGCCGGATGTCGCGGTTCGACATGCCGATGGCCGGATCCGTGTCGATGACCGGCTTCGGGTCGAGCCGCTTGAGCTCCTCGAGGGCCCGCTTGAAGTCGTCGGGACTCGCGCCGGCTTCCACGTAGCGCAGGGCCACGTCGGCGAAACGCCGGTTGTCGCCCTCCTTCACGAGGCCAAGGATCGCCTTGACCCGGGTGGACTCCTCGTCGCCGCCCTGCTTGCGGGCGTCGTCGATTCGCTTCTGAATCTCTTTCTCGTCCATCTTCGTTTCCTCCTTGTCAGGATTGGTTTTCACGCCGACGCCCTGGCCGGCGGGGATCTGCCGCGAACGGCCGACGCCCACGCCGGGGTCGGCCGGGATCGTGACGAGGGAGACCTCGAGGGGTTCCCAGTCGGTGACGCGATAGGTCTGCACGCCGTCCTCTTCCTTCTCGAGGACCATGGCGTGGATGAGGTAGGACACGGATGTCGTCCGCAGCACGCCGGCGTCGACCTCCGCCCGCTTCTCCTGGCCGACGGCCGACGGGGAGAACCGCACTTCCGCACGGCCGCGCCGCGCCCTCTCGTCGATGCGGGCGCTCTCAATCGCGCCGATCAGCAGGTCGCGGTTGTGGTTGAACAAAAGGCTGCCGGCGGAATTGAGCCGGTCCAACCGCACGGAGCCTCGGCTGTGGTCCAGGATCTCGATCCCCCACCAGCGCTCGACCGGCGTCTCGCTCGAGAAGGACAGCTCGTAGATGCCCTCCCTCCCTTCGGCGGCCCGGCACTCCATGTCGACATGGCGGGACAGGCGGCCGCCCGTCTTGCCCCCGTTGATCTCGTCAATGAGCTGCCTGAGTTTCGGATCCATGCTGCGTCTCCTTCCAGCGGCCGTTGCCGCCGTTCTTGTTCTTTCCTTCCCCGCCGTCAGCCTCGTCCCCGTCGCTTTGGCCCGAATCCGTCTTCGCCGCAGCATCAGGCGTCAGTCCCTTGCGGCGCATGTATTCCTGCTCGTAGACGAGCTGGTCGATGTGCTCCTCGAAATCCTTCCCCTGCTCCGCCAGGAGATCCGTCCGCGTGGCCATGCCGGATGCGAGCGATTCCGTGTTCGCCTTGCCGTCCTTGAGGGGATCCACCCAGGACCAGGACCGGCCGCGCCAGACGGCCGCGCCGCAGATCCGGTCGATGTCTGCCGGCTCGAAATCGAGCGTGCGCGCCAGGACCTGCATCCGGAGCCAGCCCTCGAAGACCTGCTCGCAGAGGTCCTCGATCAGCCATGCCTGGATCGCCTTCCAGCCGTCGCGTTCCTCGAGGGTGCCGGACCGGACGGAGCTGTAGTTGACGCTCTCGAGATCGGCCCCGAGGCTGTTGTAGGACACCTCGAGCCCGCAGGCGATCGCCCGGAGCACCTGCTTGACGAAATCCCGGTATGCCGTCGTCGGGTGCTGCGGGTCGAACATGTTCATCTTCGTCCCGGGCGGCATGATCGGGAATGTCCCCGGCTCGGCCTCGATATATTGCTTCCCGGCCCCGTCCTGGTCATCGGCCACGTAGATTCCCTCCGCCGTCTCGATGCAGCCCATCTTCGCGGCAGCTACGCGGGCGGCGACCAGCTCCGCCTCCTCATACCCGTCGAGCACGTTCGTCTTCGCCATGACTGCAAAGGCCCAGGGCACGCCCCGGCGCTGGTTGACCCGGAACGGGACGAACAGGTGGATCATGTCCTCCGCCGGGATCCGCTCGCGCTGCCGATACGACACGGGGTCGGAATAGTCGTTTGCGGCCCTCCGGGCCACGTGATATGCCACCGGCCGGCCCCACGGGTCGATCTCGATCCCCATGATGATCCTGTATCCTTGCCCGAGATCCGCGTTGAAGGATTCATCGACGCTGTCGGCCTCGATGAGCTGGAGGGAATACCTGTGCGCGTTTTCGAAGTTTCGCACCTGGCGGATGAAGATTTCGCCGTCCCGCGCCACCGTCCGCAGGCAGAGGTCCTGAAGGCGGACCCAGGAGAGTTTCCCGGTGACGTCCGGCGAATGGCGGCGGCGGCCCCATTCCTTCCAGGCCGTCTCGATGGCGATATTGGACCTCTCGTCGAGGGAGCCGTTTTTGAATTTCAGCTTGCTCTGGAACGAGATGCCCCCGGGGCCCAGGACGTTGACGGCCACCATGCCGATGAACTTCTTCACGTAGGGATTGTTGATCGACAAATCGCGTGACCGGGCGCGGATCCTGGGGAGCTGGGTGCGCAGGACAGCGTCCATGGACAGGTTCACCGGATTCCAGGACGACACGAGGCGGTCGGTGCGGGCGGCGGCGAACCCCGTCATGCTGCGCTTCGCGATCCTCTGATAGCCCAGCCTCCGCAGGATTTTTTCCAGCATCAGAACCTCACATAGACATTGCCGCCGCCGTCGAGCCCCTTGCGGATCCGCTCGGCGCGGAGTTCACGCTGATATTCGGCCTGGTATTGGGAGCGGAGCCTGAGCAGGTCCGGCAGCGGCGTCTTCTGCAGGGAGCGCCCGTTGATCGTGTACGCGAGCTGGTCGTTCGTGGCGCGCCCCAGGATCACGGCCTCGATCGCGTCGAGAACCTTCTTGGCGTGGCTGCGTTTGTCCAGCCCCGCGATATATTCGGCCGGGCCTTCCTTGACCTCGCTGGTCCCGGTATCGACGATGCGCCGCTGAAGCGATTCGCCGGATCCCTTCTCGACGACGGCGACCCAGGCATACTCGCCGACGGGATAGAGCGCCGTCGCGGCGGCCGTCGCCGATGCCGAATAATCGGCGCCGTCTGCGACGGCCGTGATTTCAAAGGCCCCGGCGGGACCGGCAAACTTGTACTTGAGGGTCCATTCGGAGGCAGGGCACTCGACCGTGTTGCCGCCGGCGTCGATGTACGTCGTTTCCGCCGCGGCTCGTTTCCAGCCCAGCGTCACTCCCCTGTATATGACGGACGGCTCCTGCGGCATGCGCCCTCGTTTGGGAGCGGGGCACGGCCGAAAATGCCGCGCCCGCCCCGGAGAGAGGTAGATGACTGAGACGGGCAAACCTTAGCACGGGATTTTTTTCTGGAGGGGCGGGTTTTTCTATTTTTACCGAAAACACGGTTTACTTTTACCGAAAACACTATCAACTTTTACTCAAAATTTTCTTGACAGGTTTTTTTATTCCGCATCCGGGGGCACCTCGGTCAGCTTCCCGCGTGTCCGTCTCTGCATGAACTCCTCGATGTTCTGGGCGTGGGCGACCATGCGCCGGCCGATGATGGCAACGGGCAGGCCTTCGCGCACGAGATCGTAGAGCGACGGCTTCGAGATGCCGATGTAGTCGGCGATGGCCTGCGCCGTGATCAGGATCGTCGCGCTCTTGACGGGCGATCCGCTCATATCCTCATCCAGTTAGACCTTCTGTTTAGCCAACTACCAGAATGATGCGGCTTGCGAACGGCCTGGGCGTTCTGATCCGGCGATACCTGCGGTTTACGGGCCTCTGCGATCAGGCGAAGGCCGCCGCCGGGGAACTCCATCTCGACGCAAGCCGCCGCCAGAACCTCGGCGTCTAGCAGGTGGTTCGGCCTGTTGTTTCGGTTAACCCATTCCTCGCGTCCACGCTCGTCGATCTGCTTCTCCTCGGCGATGATCTGTGCCGCATAGTCCGTCCCCGTGTCCCGATGCAGGAACGTCGCCCCCGGCAGTTCCCTCGTTTCGGGGTTTGCAGACAACTTGAGCCGGTAGTGGAGCTGGTCCTTCGCCTTCTCCGTGTCCACGGAGAGGATCCGCAGGCCGGCGGGCAGCTTCCTGCCCCGCGATGTCGACAGGACCTCGTTGCCTATCCTGAGCATCCCGGGCAAAGACGAACTCGAGCCCTTCGTTCCCCAGAGGGCGACACCGCCGCGGCCGCGGTTCCTGATCAGCCACAGGTAGGTTTCGTCCGTCATCGTCATGTCTTCATACTTTTCCCCGCCGCCCGTATCGACGCAGGCCCGGAAGATCCGCATGGTGCGCTCGGTGCCGGCCACCGGATAGGCTGTCTCGAATAAAAGATGCTCCACCTCTTCCCAGGTCGAGAGGAACCCGTAATGGATGGTCCAGCTGGTTCCGCTTGCCGCCCAGGCCTTCACGACGAACCAGAACCCGCTCTTCTGCACGTCCACGCCCGCCGTCAGCGCGACGGCTTCCTCGGGCACGGTCTGCGCCGGCAGCGGGCAGCGCGCGGCCAGGATCTGCGCCTCGTTTCCCGCGATGACCGTCAGCTTCCAGGGCTCCGCCAGGTGCTTGTTGTGGAAATCCTTGAAGGCGTTGATGTCGGAGAGGCTCCGGAGAAACGCCGCCGCAACGGTGGAGAGGCTCACGAAGGTGGAGAGCCACGACGGGATATGGAAGCCGATCTTCACGGGGCGCTGTTCCCGCAACACGTCCTTCATCGACCGGCCGTCGGAACGGGCCCGCCAGCCGCCGGCGCGAACGGCCGCGTCGCGGTCGTAGTCGTTCCAATGC